GCTTGGTTGACCACTGTTGTTACCTCGAAACTTTTGCACAATCGTACCATCTTCAATTAAAATGCATGTGTTTATTATCTGCGTGTACAAATTTGCCAACATCTGCTCAGCCTCATCGTCCTCCGCCATGAAGTACTGCCTTATGTTCAAAATTGCATTCATCAAAAGCGGAGTGATTGAGCTATCAAATTGAGAGCCATCAGCATCTATGAACCACTCGTGCACCATCAAGTTTTTAGCTAGCAAATCCCACCCACCATTGAATTTGTTGATGCCTACTGTCCATGGCCCACGCAGGTGTTTTGTATAGAAAAACTTGTTAAACTCATCAACCACAGCCTTGGCGCCCATAAGTATGTCAATCGGTGCTGATGTGAATGTTCTCGTCTTGTTTGCCACAACTTTAGCCTTCGGTCTCAACTCAGCCTTTAGCAAACCAGACCACACTCCGTGTCCATTACTGAGCAACTTCGCTGCGCTTAACTCAAAGAACTCGTTGATTTCGTCACTTGTTGCTCCGTCAAAATATGCAGCCTTCTTCCCTGAATATAGAGCTCCCATTGCAGCATCCAGATTCAAATCGTTGAAAATTTTGCATCCGTCAAAGATGGGCTGGAATTGACCCTTTGAAAACCCGGCTATTTCGAGAACTCCAATGGTGGCAACCACTGCCTTCGCAAAGCACACTTCATCAGTTCCTCCAACAATTATGTCCTTGTTGTACTTCAGTACATCCTTGTAGTATGCTTCATGTGTCAGAACTGATGGTTGGAATTCGTTCAGGAAAGGTGTCACCAGAGTGTTCCATTTCGGGTGGGAGTCTAAAAACTTGATGAACTCGGGCCTCTTTCCTGTAATGACGTGTCTCTTTGACATTCGGTTTGGAGCATATGCAATAGCCTTGAAATTCTCCCCACAATATTTTGTCATCTGAAGGCTTTGCCAGCTAACCAAATCGCTTATAGTTTTGGTGAATGGGTATTTGTCTGCTCCATTGGCTGCAATTAAACCGCACAGATCAACTTGCTCATCTGAAAATTTCCATGGAACAAGTGGTGTTACGGATTTTTCAGCTAAGAAATCCATGACTTCAATGGTTATCGGCGTGAAATAATTCTCGCCTTTCCCTCCAAGATTATGGAACCCAACAACCTTCAAGTCTGCTACTGCCACTATAGCGCTTCCACAATCTCCTGGTCCTGTCGAGATTCTGTGCTTCCACAAACCATCATGTCGATCACCGAATGGTGTGATTGTTGTTTCCGCTGATTGCTTAGCGACCCATCCAGTTTTCTCGTATTGCATGGTTACTAACATTGCTCGTTCTCCTTCCCGTGGTGGTCTGAAACACTTAAGCTTCCGTCTTGCTTGGAAAGTTGGAGGTAAGGTTAATGCAACCAAATCCATCATCGTAAACTTTGTGACATGCTTGTTGGTGAGTTTTCCAAGATTGTATGTTCCAAATTGTGTTAACATGCGTGTTTCCTTCTCTTCTCTGTTCCTCATCCCTCGCGTGAAGTGATACGGCGCCAAGAGTATATTTCCGACTATTAACCCATTCAACTGTTGGTTGTCCTCAACAAGAATAACCTGATTCTGATGGATATGATCAAGTGAACGTGCCCCTTCAAAGGTTGATTTGTTCTCGTATGACACTTCTTTCTCAAACGATGGTTGGGTTTGTCGCCATTCTCCTCTGTGGTCAGCATGCCCAACAGGTAGCCCACGCTTGTTAACTTGGTTTGGCTTGTGAGGTGCCAATGCGACCTCACGAACTTTGTCCCCTTTTCTGAAGATGGCTAGAACTCGCTTCGGTATTTTCTCGTCAAAGAAATCGTCATCATCCCAACGATTCTCCACCATTTCTGTGAAGGCTTTCTGTAGATCCATTGCCTTGGCATCCTGATGCACTGAAAAGTTAGCGGCTATATCTTTGAATTCAACCGAATCGTACATCTTTGGATCAAATCCATAGAAATGCCAATATTGGGAAGATCGCTGTGTTTCGGTCTTTGGCACTTCC